AGCGGGATCAAACTCACCTAAATATACTATACCTGAACCATAGAGATCAATAGAATCTTGAATTGTCTTACCACCAGCTGCAGACAAAGCTTTAGTAGAATCATCTGTTGTTGTACTATCAGTTAGATCTACATAGATTCCTGTAGAATCCGCAAGGAGTCCACCAGAGGACTTTAGTTTTATATCAAGCACATTACTAGCAAACTCAAGATGATTGGAATTCAAGGTAATCGTTAGTTCACCACTAGTGAAACTTAGAGCCGTATCACTATGGAGATCTATGGATAACGTAATACTATCACTTAAGTTATCCCCACCTGTAAGTCCATCTCCTGTGTATACATATAGATCACTAAGATCAAAAGAGGTACTATCAACATATGAAGAAGGTATCTTACCTGTAGAACCGAGAGGACAAATGCCATCAGCAGTTCCATAGAATGGGTTAAGATCTGTTGTCTTAAAGATTTTGTCGTGTATTTCTTGAGTTAGATTTAAGAGTTGCTGTGTTTCATGGTTTAGTTGAGAGGATGTTAACCTAGAACCAGAGCTCCAGGAAACAAAAGGATTAACTCCATGTGTTTTTCTTACGATAATCAATGTATCATTGTCAGGATCAAATACAGGAAGATTGATTGATGTCCCTGATCTATCCCATACGTAATCTGAAGCTGTGGAAGACAGGGTAATTGTCTTGGCAGTATCATCTATAGTATACATAGAACTACCAGAAGAAGAATCATTAGGTAATGACCACACTTCCCATTGTTCTGCTCCCGTAATCTTTGTTCCTCCGAGACCGTCAGGCGTGGAGGCGGCTTCGAATGTTGATGTTGGGGTATGCTGTCGTAAGATTACTAATTGGTCTTGGTCGCTCACTGAATTATTCAGGGTTAGACTACTATATGAATAAGTAAACTGACCAGTATTGCCAGTGTACTTTACGAATGAGCCATACTCATCGTTAGTATTAATGTTTGCCACGCTTTGTCTCCTTAGTCTAAGACTGAACTATAGGTTGGTTTGAAGAATCCCCTTAACTCTATGTTTGTTATATTACATGGAGTAGGAAAATCACTCTTGATAAAAATTTGAATCTCGGAAGCATATCCGTAGACTTTACTGGTAAACTCTCCGTGTTCTTCGTAGAGTTTGAAGTTTGATAAGGTAGTATTGAAACTATCTATTTGATTTACATTGAAGATACTAGAGAATGCTGAGCGTTCTCTTCTGTTTACATCTATGGTGTAGTTACCTGTGTTAAAATGACGTGTTGATAATGTTCTTAGGTTCAATACTCCGTTGACGACATTGTTTTCTTTGTCTCGATAGAAAAGAGGGGAAAGCTCTACATTCATCTCAAACATTCTACCGAAATATATTTTATTACCCACAGTACTATAGTTACCTGATATGGTAATATCTGTTGTCTCTGCAACTGGATCGTCCGTTACAGATACTACTGCCTGTCTGGTGTATTCTTCTTCGCCCCACCCTACTTGGAAGATTACTTCATCAATAAGAGGATCTAGGTAAGGTACTGTATATGTCGTAGAATCAGAGACACTTGAGTAACTTGCATTACTCTCAGTGAGTGTTAATAGGTATTTGTGATCTATTCTAGGTATATCATATTCCTCATCAGACATTGATGTCTTCTCTAGATATAAATAAGAGGTCCCAGCACTATCTTGTTGGGAGGTAATAGTATACAGATCATCATCAAAGAATGTTAATCCTAAAACTTCTGCAGTATCCTTTAGTATCCACCTAGAGAATGAGTTTTGTATAACACGATCTCCTGAGAATCTATTAGTATAGAAATACATCTTACTTTTATCATCGTTGTCTACAAAGATAATAGTATCTCGAGACGCTGCTACACCAACGGCAGCATAATCACTTGGTATATAATTAGGACAATGTGAGCTAACCTCTACTGCGGTATTAAGATTAGATGCCTCGGATGAAAAGTATAGATACATTCTATTGGGTGAGAAGAAGTATATCTGAGATCCCATAAGTACTGGATCAACCATCGGTGATGTACTATAGAATGCCGTAGGTGCTAACTCAGCTGTGAACGGTGTGATCTGGTTCTCAGATCCCAAGAGCTCAAACTGAGTATCACTATCGGTGTTAATGAAGAGATAATCCGAGAATGGTATCATCGAATTAATTCTTGAGTATTTGTTTGATGAGGCTTGAAGATCTAGAGGATCGCCTGATGTAATATTCGCTGGATCATTAAGCCATAGATTATCAAAGTCTCCAATTCTAGAGGAGAATAATGTATCTGCCGCACTTAAGAATAATCTACCTCTATAAAAAGCCATTGAGTTAATCTCAATATGTCGTAGGGTTCCGTCTCTATTTGTAAATACAGAGGGTCCTGGATTGGAGTCAATGCTTCCCGTTGTTCTTGTATCCCAAGAGACAGGCTCGAGTTTAAAGGAATCTGTATCAACTAAGGATAATAACACGGGCATTCTGTTTATATCTAAGTAGCTATGTTTGTCAGGAGTCCTAACACGTTGGGTATAAGGTCGTCCTTTTCCTCCATCTTCTGGAGTCTTAGAAATAATTCTATAATATCCCGGCAGTGTAGATAGGTATGTACCACTAACGAAGTAAACTTTACCACGTCCCTCTGAATCTCCAGTGTCTGGATAAAGAGCTGCTAATACAGCCTCTGTTCTATCGCCTGTTCCTGTTCGGGAAGCACCATTATTTGCTGTCATGTCTGTAGATAGTGGAGGAAACTTAATTTCACTAAAGTCAGATAACGCTTGTCCTAGGTCTAGATTCTCTACGTCGGGGTATACCCAGTCTTCTACTAATAGTAACTGTGCATCCCTCTGTTCGTCCCATTCAGTAGTAGCTGTAACAGGATTGTCTGCTCCACCTGTACCAGTGATGTCTTGGTTTGCTTCATAGATCTTACGATCACTACCGCCTGAACCATACACTACAAGATCACCAGCTAAGTAATCTTCGTATGTATTCCATTCTGTGGCTTTTGCTTGTGGGTCTTGAGTAGCTGATGTATAGTATCCAATAGGTTTTCCCTTACTGTCTACTGTAGTACTAGTAGAGCCGTCATAATTATAAAGATAATTCTGAGGATTCAAGAGTCTTACTGTAGCTCCTCCGCTTCCTATGGTTACTAACTCGTTTAACTGATAATCATTTCCTGCATTTATAATATCTAAGATACCATCTACAACACCAGCTGATTGAGAGACTTTGCAGATTAATCCAGACCCATTATCACTAGTTGTAGTGTATTCTGTAGTAGAATCATATCCTGTACCGCCCTCAATTATATCATATTCCCAAGTACCTATAGTACCTGAGCTTCTAAACGCAGGACCACCATCGGTTGAACTAAATCCTGCTTTGACGTTTCGGTTCAAAAGAAGTACATCTTGTCCAACTGAGATACCCTTTAAAGATTGTCTAGCATTTGTGGTAGAGCCTACTGGTCTGTATGTTAGATAACTCCTCAGAGCTGAAGATATAATACCATTATCAGGTGAGATATCTTTCCACCCACTAGCCAGAACCCTAAAGATCCATAGTAATCTATCAGAACTATTCTCAGCATTAAAATCTACAATAATAAGATACCTAGATTCTTCTGAAAGATCAAACCAAAAGAACCATAAGTCTTTACCTAAGATATCTGTAATACCTAGATCAACTCTTGTCCCATCTATCTCGGATATAATCTGAGACCCTGCTCGTTTGGATATAGATCTCTCTAAAGTAACGAAAGCGTTATCAATGTTCTCGGCTTCTGTTGGTAGTCTCTTACTGGGGGCTTGTCTGCCCACACCACTAGAGAGAGTATTAATTGGTAATCTAACTTGTGAGTTCTTCTTTGATTTAGCCATATTAACCCCTAAAATTCCAGAATCTAAATCTGGAGGGATCGTTAGAAGTCATTCTATCTCTGTTAATTAAACTATTATTCAAGATATTTCTTCTACGGTGTCGAATATCCGATGCCCTTCCCTTAGCCATACTACGCATCTCTTTCTGTGCTAGGTATTGGTCAGCCTCTCCGTCACCTTGGGTAATCATTTGATACCAGCGTGTAGCCGAGGATATAATCCCCTGTTGTATTGCCGTATCCATATCTTCCCACCTGATTCTTTGCACTATCTCTATAGTATACTCAGTACCTGCATCCCAGTATTCTGTTTGTTCTGTAACATTATAAAGGTAGCCATTAGGTTCTCCTCGTATGCCTGTTTCTATAACATAGCCGTCATAACCATCTGCACTGTTATCACTTACATGATGGCTTAGTAAATCTACGGATAAACAATCAGATGGTAAGACTATTCTTAAATTAGTATCTGGTTTAAGTTTCTTAATATACTTATTACCAGCAATGCCTCGCATTTGGAATTCGTTAGTTACTTTCTTGAGCATGAACTCAGCAACTTCCGTGTCGATACCAGAGGATTCCTCTAAGTCAGAGACTAGTGATTCACCTGCTGCTAATAGCATTTCATTGACGGCATCTAATCTTGTGATATAGCCCATGATATCCTCCTGTTAAATAAAAGACCAATCCCCCCGAAGGGGGACCAGCCCGAAGTACGTATAACTAAAGTTGTTATCCGTTATTTGCACCATATTCAGTAGCGAAATTACTACCGAGATCGGTCGCTAATGCAGCACGAGTAGTAGTACTAGCGTCACTTGTGATGACAGCGCAACATTCAGGACGTAGAACGCCTGTGCCACCCATCATACTAGCAACTGTAAACACAGTATTTCTACGTATGTCATCCACTGTATCAACCTTAAGACCTTGTAGTCTTAGGGAAGCTACACAACCTGTTTGCCAGATCAAAGCTTTAACACCAGCTGTTGAGAAGTCTAGGTTATATCGTGCTTCACCGAGCGTAGGAGCATCGGTTGAAGGGATATGATTAGACTTAATAATCTTACAGCCCATGTATTCAAGTGAGTCTTGAAGAGCACCAAGTGGATTACTCCACGGAGCACCTAGACCACCAGCTTGTGCAACACCACCAAACATTGGTTGAGCATTGTAAACATTACTGATATCTGCAGCTCTTGCTACACCAAGTGAACGAATGTCCATGAACGCTTGTGGCGTTACAGCACAATATACACCACCCACAGGGATGTTGTTTTCTTGGAGGTGAACACAGAAGTCTTCGATAGCTTGAAGTACCTTAAGAGCAGCTTCAATACGCTTTGAAGAGGATGCAGTTGAAAGCCCGAGATTTGCAAAGTCTGCATCTGAGTACAACGCATTGTCAAGACTCATGTCTGGACGTGGATCGTCGTCACTTGATGCGTTAGCATCGTCTCGTTGAGATTCAGCACCAGCACGTACTAGGTAAGCAGCAATTTGCTTATCCCGTGTATTCGCTAGAACCAAACCAGCTTGACGAGCGAGTTCTGCACGGTATTCCCATTGGGTTACCATGAGGTCTACGTTGTCAAGTTCAAAGTGAGCCGCCATTGGACGCTTATCCAATGTTACTTGGAATGTAGTAGCTGTTGAGTTTGTTCCACCCATTAGCTCTTCACCTGCATCCCATGCAGCTTCGAGATCTACTGTTCCTGTGATTGGAAATTCCATTGATCGACCACTAGGGATCGTCTTTGAGTTTACCAAACCTTCGAACATATTATATTCATCATAAGCATGAATTACTTCACCAGACCAAACTGGTAGCCACAGCTTACCTGGAGGGTTTGCCCCCGAAGTTGCTGCAGTTGTTGAGGATCTATACCCCATGTCAGTATTACCGAGTGAATCAGCCATAATACTAAACTCCTTATATAAAGGTTAAAATATAGGACTATTACTAACACATATAGATTATTCCCTGCAGCGAGAGTCTAACTTGTGGTGGTCATAGAATTTATAAGTCATCCATTGCCCTTAGGGGGATTTACTTAAGGTATCTATTCCCGATGTATACCTGATCGTCCAATTATTCAGGTAATGTATTCCAATTTGTACGCATCATGCGTTGTTCTACAGCCTCCCTAAACTTAGGTTCTACCTTAAATCTAGGGTTGTTCCTATCTTGTAAGAACTCACGTCTTGTAGTATAGGTGGTGTAGGTTTGTTTAGTAGCCGTTTGGTTTACTCTATTTTGAGTAGCCTCAGGCTCATTATTGATAGGTTTAGATTGTGCATCAGCATCATACTTGGACGCTAGTCCTCTGAGGGTAATGTCCCTCATGTTTGGAGTAGCCATCCCAGCATTGATACTGTATTGCACATCTTCAGATAAATTCTCAGATGCCCATTGTAACATAGACTGTAGTCGTTCCATTCCACCGACGACACTCCCTGCCTGAGCATATGATTCTCTCATCTTTGCTTTCTGTCCCGTAAGAAAATCATCAATCATAGGACCATTAAGACCTGTACGATTCGTAATATCTTGTCGAGTTTCCTCAGATAGCGTACCTGTGGCAGCCACCTCATAGGACCAATTATCCCAGTTACTTTGGTCTACACCTAGGATATTCTCTGAAGCCTCTGAGAGCTCCTCTACGGGTTCCTCTGTTTTAGGAGGGATCCGTAGCTCCCCTTCAGCTAAAGGTTCTGAGACAGCCTCTACGGGCTTCTCTGGCTCTGTAGCATTTGGGTTTATCGGACCTGTATCTGAGTATTGTTTCTTTAGTTCAGCAATCTCTTGCTGACCTTGAGTATAATTCTTCTGTGCTTCCTTGAGGGAATCAAACCATGAACCTGCGTCTGCAAAGTTCTCTGGTATAGTTTTTCCACCTTCTTGCACATAAGTTTCAAAAGCAGCACGTTCCCTAGCAGCGTTTACTTCATCTGCACTTGCTGTAATAGATTGTTCCGTATCACGGACTGTATCCATGATCTCATTAGGAGTCTCCTGTTGGTATTCGAATACCTCAGGTGATTGTTCCTGTGGAGTCTGATTACTTTCTGTCATTTATTCTTTTCCCTTTCGATTGTCCTTAAGCGAGCTTCGTGGTCTTCCAACATATCGTGAAAGCTTTCGATAGCGTGTGTTAAGGATCCTATTTGTCGATTCATTTGCCATAGCATGCCGACTACGCCAGCTCCTATGATAATTTCTAATATAGGGATAGCCCCTGTCATATTTACCATTTGCTTTCCCTTTCGGAGTATTATTTATTCCACGGAAACATTTTTCGTACCCATCCCCATAGCGGTGCGCCTACAAAGGCTCCTGCAATAAAGATCAATACACTATAAAACACTGTACCTAGAAAACTATCCATATGTTTTCTCCTTCTTAAGTTTTAACATTTCTCGCACGTTACTGTATCCCCATGCGATACTAATAGCACCCGTAGCTCCTATGATTGGTAGGAAAATCCATGATGCATATATACTGATGACATAATTTAAAATAATTAGAGCGATTCCTCCAATTATAGGTCGCCAGCCCATTGTCCCCCTTGAAATTGTAAGTAAAACAATACCAGATAACAAACAGAATCCTCCTATTCCACTAAGGATAGTTAGATTCTCTAGTGCTGCTACTTTTTCTATGTTAGTTACTCCCCCGAAATCATCTATAAACCCTCGTTCTTGGTTAACAGGAGGAAACATTCCTTTAAACATCGAGCATCCTGATAGTAACAATATACTACAGAGTAACAGGAAGCGGCTCATCATTTACCACCACTTGAGCCAGTTTTTTTAGCTTTTTTAGCTGCTCTGGCAGCAGTCCTACCCTTGACTCTAGAAGCACTGGGGGTGCTACCTTTCTTTTTCTTTTTCTTTGGCATGGTTGCCTCCTTCTTAAATTAAAGTTGTTCTTGGTGGCGCATTTTTATATGTATGTCCACTCTCTAAAACCGAAACTAAATTATATTTCCACGCTAAATATCCTGTAAGTTTCTCTACAAGATCATCATCAACAGTGGTTGTCTCTGATAACTCATCATTAACCATAATAATTTCATATACAGTACCCCTATACTCCTGGTTGTTGAGTACCATATCTGCTAACCATGGTTTGGAATTATGATCTAAATCTGTAGTATCTGCAGAAAGTGCTTCCATTTGACTCCCATTAGCATATACAAAAGCTTTACCATCCTTTCGCCCACATACGATAACGTGTTCATTAAGTTCAGCTCCATCTATTACTGTGTAGTCAGTACCATTCATAGTAAAGATGACATCCTCATTTGTACTTGAGTAATCTACTTGAAGAGCGAAATAGCCCCCGTTCCTTTTAGCTACTATAGGAGCAGCAGCAGTCATAGCTTTATTAGGGTAGATAACCACAGCTATAATAAAATCTGATGTATCAACCTTCCAATCCCCATTATCATTTCCCCGCATAACTTCCGTTGTACCATTGAATACCAAACCCTCATGATTTCTAAGATCAGTATTACGTTGCAATAATGGCATCTTGGTTATTGTGAGTTGCTCAAAAGCTACATCACCATTTACTCTATTGGTCATCTCAATACATCTTGTAGGGTTATTTGTTTCAGGTTTAAAATACTCTGGACATGCCCATGTTTCTAAGTTAGCTGAGATAGAATCAGGTGTCCAAATAGGACCCAGTTTATGGTTCCATTCATGGTCCCATATTTCTGGTATTCTATACCCTCTATTACTAAGCATCTCATTTCTAACAGATATAATATAATCAAGATTTCCTCTTCCGATTATTTCTGTTTGGTTTAATTTTAATATACAATTATCAGAAACAACGTCGTTCTTGGCACCAAGGATATCTAATGAAAGAAGAGTATCTCCATCTTCTTTCATTACGTACCTCCCATCATTTGTTGTACTTGTTGGGACATCTCTGGATTGGCATCAATAATCTCTTGAATACCTTCACCACCCGTAGCTTCCATATCCTGAGCAGCAGCTTGTCCCATAGCATTAGTAACCATCTGTCCCATACCCTGTTTCATCTGTCCTTGAGTAGCTATCTGTTGTTGAGCTTCTGCAAGTTCCATCTGTTGTTGTTTAGCTTCTTCTTCGGATTTAACCCAGTTATTGGCATCGAATCCTACCGAAGTAACTAAAGCACGAGCGTATGATTCCCATTTGAATAACGCAAGAGCAGGTTCAGGAAGATTCCTTACCATCTCTCCCATCTGCATTAGTTTTTGTAAGTCAGAATCTCTACTTAGAGCCTGTAGTCCTGTGACTATCTCTACACTAAGGATACCATCAGAAGCAAACTGTTCCTCTAATCTAGGATCTATCTCACCATTTTGTAACATAAGAAAAGTAACTCTATTAACTACAGGTTCCATAAGATCTCTAGATATAGCAGAGAATGCTCCACCAAGTACCGTCTCTAGTTCTGAGCCAATCATACGTACCGCTGTAGCAGTCACACGATCTCCACTAGGTATAGCGGATCCTGTTAATAGAAAAGCATTACCTATCTCTCGTCTCATAGTTTCAACACCTGACTGTGTAGCTTGAATCTGAGGTGACATAGTTCCGGAAGGACTCAATGTAAATATATCTTGTTCTCTAGCTGAGACAAACTCACCGTTCTCTGCACCCGCAATATCATCTAGTTCTGTAATACCTGCGGGGTCTACTCCAATCCAGAAGGCGGAGGCTGCTGCCACCCCTTCGGTAAGAGCTTCTGTAAAGGACTCTAAGGTTTGTATATCACCTATGATATCCTCACAATGTGATCGACCATAGTTCTCACCTGTAATGGAAGCCCAACGTAAAGGAATAAACGGAGATACTTCATACTCTCCTTCATTTTTAAGATTTCCTTCGCCATCCTCAGCTACCAATGCCCATGTATCATCTTCGTTACGTGTAACTCTAATGTATTGAACCTCGTATCCCTTGCGGCTGTCGGCTGTATAGTTGTATTGTCCAGATGTAAAGATATCTTCCTCGTTGTCGTCTGAGATAAACTCAAGGTAGATGATCTCTTGAACTTCTCCCTCGACATTTCTCCTGACAACGTATTGATCTAATCGAATGACTCTAAAGTTTAAAGAATCTTCTACGATTACTAGAGCGTCTCCTACTACAATCAAGTGCTGTAGTGTAGTATAGATAGTTTCTCTTAAGTTTCTACTCGATAGTTTATTATGTACTTGATATGAAAGAGATTCCAAGAAGTTCCAGATCTCTTGATTAGGTTCCATTCCTGATTGTAGTTCGAACCTAAAGAATGGTGTATCATTTAAAGGTAGCATAGCCGATAGAATCCTACTAGCCATATTGGTTACACCTCTAGCTGGTACCGAGCTGTAAGGCTGAGATAGTTGTACCTCTTCGTTCCATCCCTCTGGTGGAAGTAGCGAAGGTATCGTAAGTGATGAACACTTCCTTGCTCTCTCTAGCTTCATTAGACGTTGTTCATTTAAGAACTTCCATCGTTCAGCGTTTGTTTCCTTAGACATGGTATATTCTCCTTAGGCGGGTGCTTCTTCCTCTGAGTCATCGTCTTCATAGTCATCCTCGTCTCCATAGAGACCATAGAATCCATAGACTAATTGATCTTCTTCGGATACATCTTCTACAACAACTTCCTCAGCTTCTAATTGAGCCTGACGTTCGGCTTCAGCTAGTGCTGCTTCCCTTTCACCCTCTACTCTTTCGATTCTCTGGCGTTCCGCCTTCTCATCCTGTATTCGTTGCTCTTCTTGGGCTCGTACTTCATCTTGGCGTTGTTGATACATCTCTTCCTGAGCTGCTCTTTGTTCTCCCATCAGGGTAGCTAATACCTGAGCTTGTTCAGCCGCTGAGGGTAACTTAGGCATACTAATGCTTGGTGATTTCATAGCTTACTCCTTACTTGGGGCGTACCGAACTTGTTTTCGGAGCCTTTCTTTTAAATTTTGGCGAGGATTTCTTACTTCTCTTAGAACCGTAGAACTTGGGGGCTTTGAATTCTCTTGATGTCGCTGTATCTCCTACTGCTGCCGCTTCTTTAGAGGATCCAATAGCTCTACCTTGGATACCAAACAATGTCTTAGCAAAATTTCTCTTGTTTCGAATTGCCATTACCCTTGATTTCTCTTGATCTACAGCTATCTGTTGGTTAAATAACGCAGTATCTTCTGCTTGTTTTGCCATAAACCTATCCATCTCACCTTTGAAATAAGCCTGTTGCTCTGCCATGAGCCTTCTAGATTCTTTCTTTGCTGCAGCTTCAGCTCTTGCGTACTCAGCCATTTGTTTCTTTGCTGCTTTCTCTTGGGCTCTCGCACCTGTTACATATCCTAAGGCTTTCTTAAAAGGCTTTGTTATTGAACTAAAGAAACCAAACTCAGGGTTGCCTGTCTCAGGGTTGATACTATTCATAGGGCTTCCTACTGTATATTGAGCCATGTCAATCTCAGCAGACATAAAGATTTCGTTTAAAGCTTCAGCAATCGCAGGATCACCAACCAATTCCGCAGGGATAACGACTTCTCCTGGTGTCATATGAGCTAATATGGTATCCCCCATACGCCCAGCCTCTTCGCCTTCTTCCATAGTCATCTCTTGATCCATCATAGGATCACCTTCGGGCATACCACCACCAAGTCCCATCATTGAGGGATCACCCTCAGGCATACCGCCACCAAGTCCCATCTCCATCGCTTGTTGCATTGGATCCATTGCCATAACTTAACCCCTTTCTTGTTGTTTAGTGATTTGAAATAGCTTCTTTATTAATTCTCTCTGACCTCCCCTAAATGCCCAGTCCTCTCTTGATACATCCTTAGAATAATCAAGAGGAGGATACATCTTCTCCAGAATCTTTACTAGATCTGGATCGACGTATGGTATTTTTTGATTCGGCATTGAGTTGTTCCTCAACCTTCTTGAGTCTGTTGTCTAACTCTTGAAGGAATTTATTTAGTTGTGTTGTATTCAAAGAATTACTTAAGCCCAGTTGTCGGGCGGGTGAAATATCCATTAGGTTGTCTCCACTAAGTCTACTACTTCGCAAGAACCCCCACTACATGCTAAGGTTTGTGTACCTTTAGTTGTATCCTCAGATTCATATTCTCTAAGTTTATTACAATCTACCTCTGGCATATTCTTACTTAATTTATTATAACATTCTTCAGATATCTCCTCAAAGGGAGCCTGTTCATAAACATGGTCAACCCTAGGTAGGAAAGATATACCTTGAATGTCATCAAAGTTTTCCAGAACCCATGCTCCTACTGGTAGGAACTCATCGTCTGTATAATGAATGGTGATAGACGGATTATGGTCACACCAATGATTCTTATATACTCGCCAAAGCTCTAGGTGTTCTAGGGCTGAGACATCCTGTGCCTCTCTACTATGTGTAGAGGAAGATAGAGGGAAACTAAAGACTCCTGTTGATTCAGGATTAAGTACACAGTCTTCTACAGGTATCCCTGCGTCTTTCATAAAGCTATAGATAGGATCCTTCTTGTCTATACGTACTCTTCGTATGTAATGAGACGCATATCTCGGATGTATACCCGAAGATGTATTCGCTAGACATGATACTGTACCGCTAGGTTTAACACAGGTTATAGCAGCTGACTTATTGATTCCAAGTTTGTCTGCCCATTCTGAATTAGTTTTCCTAGCATGCTCACGCCATCTACCCAGACGACCAGAGAGTTTCTCTAGTCCTTCCTTACCCCACATTAAGGGGTTGTCGTAGATACCAGTGAATGATACCCCAAGTAATCTCTCTTCTTCTACATTCCTTTCCCACTCTGTACTAAGGAATGGGAAGTATGTCATAGATGATTGACAAGTACCTAGGATGGTAGCATGCTCAATCTTTCTCTTGATATCTGCGATCTTATCGTCACTTCGGATGATGACCTCAGTTAAATTACAGAATTGTTTTGGTCTAAGAAGAATCTCAGCACAGGGATTCAGTCCATACTCTATAGTATTGTCCCGCCCTAACCAATCACATTGTTCTTGAGCACCTAATCTATTGTAGATACCACGCTCACCTGAATGGGAATCATATAAAGACTGCCACTCTGACATGAACTCAGTCAACGCAGGTTTTCCTCGGTACACTGCTGAGTTGTTAGCCAACGCACGATGCCCCGAACCTTCCCACCATGCGCCACTCTTACATTTAGCCATTGGTCTGTCATTTAGATCTGATAAGGAAATCATAGCACTACGACGTACTCCGCCTACAATAATAGACTTAGCTATGACACAACATATATCATGACACTCTAATGTAGTCAACTTTCGACCACGAGCATTATAAAATGTATTAGTGATGTACTTAAAGACAGCCTCAAGAGGCTCTGGTCCACTAGCACGACCACCAAAGGTTTCAAGCTTAGCTCCAGAGGGTCTAACAAGGGATGTATCCCATGTTGGGTGGATACCTTTATTCCAAAGATAATCCAATAGATTCCTTAGGGAATCTGCCCACCCTTCTTTAGAGTCTTCTACTCTAACCGTGAATCCACGATCCCTAACTATTGAACTAGGGACAGGCTTTAGTTTGTCAGTACACCTAGATTCTACGGAGTATCCTACTCCAGTACCATTCATTAGAATGTACATTAACTCTGAGAATGCTACTAGAGAATCAATCTCTAGATAGGAACAGTTGTAAACACAAGTGTTATCCCTATCAGCAGCGGGTCCAGCGGTCATCAATGCTCTCATTGACGGCATAACCTCTAAGTTATAGATACTATCTTTAATCTCAGGGGTATTTTTAAGGTCAGGAAACTTATTGACCATCCAATCCCAGTATCTACTGACGGTCTCATACCACGTTTCTCTTCTATTTTCTTCTTTAAGCCATCTAGCATATCTAGATATGGCAATAAACTGTTGGAATGAATCCATTAACTAACTCCAGTACTCCCGAAACCTCCGCCTTGACGCTCAGTTGAGCAATCGTAATTAAAATCCGCATCACTACAGTACTCAAATCCTGGAGTAAGTGTAGGGATAAACAATATCTGTGCAACCCGTAGCCCGTTGGTTACTTCGAATGAGGTATCCGATATATTCATGAGAGCCATCTTAATCTCTCCTCTATAATCACTATCTATAACCCCTATGGTATTCGCTAGTACTATACCACGCTTAGTACTCAAGCCAGATCTAGGTACAAGTAACCCACATATACCCTTAGGTATAACCATCTTCATCCCAGAAGAAATCATCTTGGTTTCTCCAGGTTTGATTGTTTCAGATCCTTTGACGACAGCACATAAATCATAACCCGAAGCTCCATTAGAACCTCTTGTTGGTATTTTTACGTGTCCGTTTCTTGTATTTAATTTTACATGTTCAGTTGTTAAAATCATTGTATTCTCCGTTATACTATAATACCCGTTTCAAGGTATATCCTTAGGCATATCCCATAATATAGGACACCTAGTTGTTTTATCAAAGTCATCAATACGAAGTATTCTTACGCATCTAACTTGAGATAAGAAATATTCATAATCATATCCACGCTCTTCATAAGCCCACCAAATCTCTCTAAGCCAATCCTCAGGATCAAATGTAGCAATCTCTTTCTCAAAGAAACTCTTACCACACTTAGGTAATCCAGGTATACCATCTGTAGTATCTCCTGTGACTATCTGTTCAGCAAAGAAGCGGTCGGCTTCATCTGTAGATATCTCTCTAGGTTCTCTTTCTTTATCAGGATTCCAGTGCCATCCCGGTACACCTCTAAGGTCTTTATCTATTGTTACAGCAATCGCTGTACCAGACGATGCTCCCATACCCATGATATCATCAGCTTCTATTCGGTCGATCTTCTTGATACTCCCCATACCCTTGATCAACTCCATAGCATAGTTCAGACAATCAGGAGCTGAGCGAGTCTCCCTATTAGATTTATAATTAGCCCAGCAATCTCTTCTGTAATTTTCCTTACGATTGCACGATAATGCAATCACAGGTTTACATCCTTTCGGTGTCCATTCTTGTATGTCATATAGTAACCGATCCTCTAGTTCATCTATACCTTCAGTGTCTGCCCAGAATGCTGCCCTATATGCTATTATATCCCCATCTAGTATCGCTACATTAGGTCTCTTCATCTTCATCTCCTTCACTCGTTTCATCTAAATACTTTATCATTTCTTCATATATCTCCTTAAGGATACCTTCTAATGGTTGTCCATCTTTCATGGTCTTACAAAAAGCGCAATCACAATCAATCTCTCCACATGAATCAGCATCCATACCACACCAAACGGGAAGATACTCTTTAATTTTCTTCTCAAACTCTTCCCAAGTTTTATCATTCAATACTACCCATGAATAAAGATTCAAGTAATCCTTGTCGCCTTCCTCAATTTTCATAGCTACTTCTTCCGATAAATCATTACGCCATTCACCATCATTGTCTCTTAGCTCTCTATCACCAGTACCAATAAAGATCTGTATGGCATTATTAAATCTACCATAGGCTATCTCATTCAAGTAACGACAATCATCTACTATCACCAAGGTTTCCCAGAACTGATTCCCTTGTTTTAAAAGATAACTTTCCTCATCCCACAAACCCATAAAAGTATCATTAAACTTCTTGACAAAGTAGTCTGGATCCTCGGCTCTATGTTTCTTTCCCATAGATTGACAAAACTCTCTGTATTTTTCTGGTTCTTTATCCTTAGTAAAACCTGCGTTCTCTGCCTCTTGTTTGATACAGTCAGCAAAGGAAACTATATGTGGTCTCATTCCTTTATTAAAAGCATACTTAGCTATATGTCTAGCTAAAAAGGTTTTCCCAACCCCAGCCTTTCCCCCTAACATTATGAATTGCATTCTATTAATTCCTTATATAGTTCGGCAGGGGATACGCACTGTTTAATCTCGTATCCACAGCACCGAAGTATTTCACACACTAATGTAGCACAGGTCTTTGGTTTCTTAGCTCCAAACCATCTTGTTACAAAGAACCATATGAGAACTTTCCTCACACTTCCTTGATACAAACCTGAGATAATCTTATCTATCCCTGTGATATCTACGTCTAACTCTCCTAAACAAATATAAAGATCTGGACTCCCTAGAAATTTGTCTACAGTATCAGAAGATGCAAATGTAGCATTCTTTTTTACTAAGGCAACTAAAGAATTCTCTCCTATCTTTATAGTACAATGGGTGTAACAACACTTAGTTATGTGTCGTATCATACTTACCCATACTTTCTCTATCTTAGTAGACTGCTTATTAAAGATGTCATACATACTATGATCATATCTATAAAAACCTACCTCAACATTTAATGACATTCCGACCAATCCTTTCCGATCCTATAGTCTCCTTCTAAAGCAATAGAACAACCCAGCCGTTCACCAGCTTCCGTTATGCTATCGCATCCCATCTGCCCCACCTCTTCAGCTAACTCAGGTACACATTCCATTTGCCATTCATCATGCACAGTAGCCATGAATTTAACCCTGTCCTGATACTTCTTCTTCTTTATCTTACGATCAAAGATACATTGAGCAAGCTTCATCACGATAGCCCCATCACCCTGTAGTTGTACATTCAAGGCAGCATGTGCTGACCTACATGGTACAAGTCTACCGTCGAGTAAGGATATCTTTCCAAGCTTCTTAACCTGAAACTTACAGTCATCTATAACCTTCTTCAAAGCAGGAAGACCATCTAAGAATTGTTTCTTAAGTTTTCTACCCATGTAAGAAGACTTACCAACAATCTCACCAATCCTAGCATCTCCAGCTCCATAGATAAAACCATAGAAAAATGTCTTAGCATCATTCCTGTTAGATAATCCAGCTAACCTCTGGTTCTCTGAGTGGATATCCTTCTCGGTAATGATCTTACCATATGCTCCCTTATCAAAGGGATACATACGATTCCCAAGCATCCTTGCCTCTAGTCCTTTAGCATCTATCCCTACCTGTAGCCATCCCTCTCTAGGAACAAATAACCGCCTAGCTCTAGGGTCTCCTGATACCTGTTGTAGGTTTGGTTGGTTAGCGGTCATTCTTCCTGTGACCGTACCCTGTGGGTTTATAGACCCATGTATCCTACCATCTCTAGAGTTAGATGCCCTAGTTATCCAGTCGGTAACCTGCCCCATTAACTTTATAATATTAAAATATTCTACCAAGACCTTAGCTTCGGGGAAGTTAAGCTTCTTGAGTACAGACTCATCAACCTTAGGATTTCCTTTGTCTGTTAATGGTGGCTTCCAGTTATATTTATCACCAAGCCTCTCAGCTATCTGCTTACGAGATCCCGGATTGAATTTAATAACCTGATCCTTTAGTTTCTTCCCTGTCTTATCAGAATATCTTTCAATAATCTTAGTAGGAAAGACTCTTTTGAATCCGTTCTCGATCACCGTCTTCCTCTTTTGTAAAGTATGGTCTAGTTCTATGGCTGCTTTCAGATCGAAGCCAAAACCATTTCCAGTTTGTGTAGCAATGATCTTAGATAAGATATGCTCTAGAGATATTATCTTTTCATGTGTCATAATATACTCTAGTTGTTCTAGATATATAGCCTTATTAACCTGAGTATCTTGTACACAGTATTCTAACATCTCTTCACTGAATACTTCCCATCCTCCAGCATACTCTTCCTTATATACCCCAAGTGCCCTGCCCCACATCTCTAAAGAGTTTCCTCCAAGAGGGTGTTGATTGCGGTCGGGATACATTAGTTTACTTATTATTAAAGTATCTATAGTATCTGTGGGTATCTTACCGTACAATCTCTCCAATAAAGGGATGTCATACATGGTAATATTATGACCAACCAATAGGTCAGCCTCTCGTAACATTTGTACACCTTCCTCGATCTCAGATGGACCAAAGGTTTTAACAGTGTCGCTGTCTAAATCTAAGCACACCATACAATGCACTGTATCTCCTTCTGGGACAGAGACTCCCTTCTTCCCGAGTACTAACTCAGAAAGACCATTCCCCTCAATATCAAATACGATACGGTTCATAAGTATCTCCTAAAAATATCTCCACATTCCCTTCTGTTGCCATTCCTTAGGTGGTGTTGAATCATCACCATGAAATTTAATCGACGAATACATCAGCCCCTGTGGAGTTATGACATGTATGTACGTGTGATTATTATGTTCATATGTTACTTGTACCTTACCGAGATCTCTCTCTACATTCACAGGTACATTTGCAGAACCATTCCCAAAGTTCATGGGAATCGAATGTTCCCCTGAAACCATAGAGGTAAGGTCTGCTCCTAGTGTTACACCTTCTCCGCCGATGGTGTCACTTACGAATTCCATTATATTATTTTCTTCAGTCATCTAAACCAAACTCCTTATAACTAGCCAACATCTTTCCTAAATTATGCATGTGCTCCACATTAAAACTTCTTAACACTATACAGTCTATATGAGTAGCACCCATCTTCTTTGCTGCTCCTAATCTACAGTTACCGTATCCTACGATATACTGTGGACCATCTGAGTAAGGGATGTTCTGAAACTTATTGCCCCAATATCCCGAACCAGTTAAATGCCTAGGAAATATATATTCTCCTTGGTCATCTCTATCTCTATAATTCCTAAAGAACTGATGCGTAACTAGGGGGTTAACTAGCCCCTCCTCTGGTAGATTTATTAATAACTTCTCTACCAACTTAGGATTACCACCTAAGTTTTTAGGATGGTATAAACACTCTATCGGTATTCTCTCAACTACAAAATCAGGGACTGCCCAATTCTTAGAGAAGGTACCATAGTCTGCTAAACATTGATTCTTAGATTCTAATATCATTAGTTATCTCCAACGGGTCTAAACTCTGCCGAACCATCATCACCAATAACTATATCTACCTCATCTAATCTACCTGTTTTCCTATTGAAATACAAAGCACTAGCAACACCTGCTCTACCTGTGAGCCTATTCTTTAGAACTCTAACAGTGGTGGTATTAGCTAGGTTGTCGTCAGGATTCTGTCTATCCCTCTCTAAACCTACGACCACATTAGGTACACTTGCTAGCGAGCCAGAGCCACGAAGATCTTGTAAGGTAATCCTATCTCCCTCTTCGTATGCTTTATTTGTTTTCTTTAGTTGAGATACAACATCAATACGTACACCAGTACGAGAGACCAACCCACGTAACTCTTTCATTATGTTATCAATGAGTAAACGCTCTGAAGAACCTCCATCAAAATCACTTGACGATCCCATTAATCCAGCAGCTGCCGCAGTAATATGATCTAGTACAATAACATCTACCTTAAGAGATACCGCCATGTATTCCATTCTAGCACAAAGATTCTTAAGTCCATTGTTTCCTAGGTGATCATACACATAGAAGGATGTTTGTCCTAGTTTAGTTCTAGCATTAGCATACTCTTCATCCGTTAGATCATCAATGTAATCCATGAATACAGGATCTCTCCCCATCTTCTCATTAAGATCATTCATTAGCTTCGCAGCTTTGATAGCCCTAACAGGTTTATTAATCATCAAGGAAATCATATCATCCATAGTTTCCTTTGGTGCTTCCTCTAACATTATAGCACCCACACTACGCCCCTCTTCAAGGTGGTGGTGCATCAACTCTCTAAGGATTGTTGTCTTGCCTGATCCAGTACCACTAGCCCACAATGTAATCTCTCCAGACCTTTGTCCAATAAGGAACTCAGTCAAAGTGTTAAAGGGAAAGGGATACACTCTTGTTTCTGATAAATCTTGAGTATCTATAACCCTAGAGATATGTAAGATCTCATCTGGTGCGAATGGTTGGGCTTCCCATAACGCAGACACAGCATCATCAGCCATACCCTTCTTAAGACATTCGTTACCATCCTTACAAGGTAGCGTAGCAATCTTACACTTACCCGGAGGTAATATCTCTGCCACCTTAACCATCGCCTCCTTGCCAGGATCGTCTTGATCGAAGCATAATACTACTTCATCATAAGATACTACCCATTCAAGGTTATCTTTGATTGCTTTCACAGCACCCGCTGCTCCGTTAGGTAAAGATACTACACCCCACCTACCACCAAGCATCTGGTTAATAGCCATGCAATCATACTCTCCTTCGGTAATGATGATTCTCTTACCTCCCTTACGCCATAGGTGTTGACCCCATAGTGTGGGATGTGAGTTGTCTCCATTCCAAAAGAACTTCTTATTTGAACCACGTAAATGTTGAGCAACTAAAGTTCCATCCTTATAGTAGTTAGCAATCTCTAACTTCTCATCCATGTTACACTGATAATTATATTTCTTTGCGGTCTCCTTAGTGATACCACGCTTAAGATTGCCAACACAATCTCCAGTATACTTAGTAAACTCCAAAGATTTGTTCACTGGTTTCACTGATACTTCTCCTTTGGCTGAATTATAGTAACCACAACTAAAGCAATAGCTATGTCCGTCATCATAATTAGCTAAGTTATCTCCAGATCTATCATGACCTTTCGATGCACACGAAGGACATCTGCCTCTACTTGTAACTACACTTTCTTCTTCTATTTTCATTCTCCATCTCCATTATCTATTTGCACCCCACCATTTTTTTCTTCTTCTAAAATTTTCCAGGTCATAACTCTCTCCTTTAATCATATCCATTCTCCTGTTAGATACTTACCATTGAATTTTAAGTTTACACAGTACTGCTTAAGCTTATCCATCCACCACTCCATTGGTTCTACTGTTGGGTGTAGGTTTTTTCCTAGTGATAATATACTACTAGGTCTATGAGATATACTATATATAAATATACCACAAGGCTTACTGATTCTAGACATCTCTTTCAGTACCTCGTCCACCTCTTCAGGCAACAGGTGCTCTAGAGCATCAAAGGAAGTCACAACATCAGCATACCCATCAGGTAATGATACCTTATGCATCGGCTCTATCAAGTCTGCTTTAGGGTTAACAAAATCTACCCCTACTCCAGATATGTTGGAATTACTAATGGATTTAATAAAAGAATTATCACCGCATCCAAAATCAACTACAGTTCCTCCGTCTTTATCAATCAGAAAAGCATGTACTAAGGGTTTCGCACTCTTACCATGATTCGAAGCACCATAATTTGGTCTTGTGGATAATAATTCTACATACTTATTCCTCTCTAGTATCCTTTGTTCGTCTAATCCCACAACCTTACTCCTTAGAATTTATACCTAATGTAAAATAACCAGGCTCTCCCTTGGGAGCCCACTGTTTAGTCACATACATCGAACGAATCTGTTTATCATCAACCCATAGTTTGCCGTTCATTACATCAAAGATAGCCTTTGTAAAGTTATCTATGTCAGCATTAGGACAATCGAGTTTAGTACTCTTAGGTCGTGTGATATACAGTTCAAGATCTACGTGCAGTGGGCTCTCAATCAAGGGGTAGTCGGTTCCAATAATATCATACACACATTCAGCCGCTTCCTCCCTGAATCTCTTGTATGGTCCTGTAAAGTAGGCACCATACCGAGAGACCCTAGGGCGGCTAGCGGCGATAGGTGATATTGGGAATGTCCAATCCATCAGAAGGGAAGATCATCTGCACCACCATCGGAGTCAGCTGGTATAGCATCCTCAGGTGGAGTGCGGTCAGGTTGCTCTGCTTCAAACGTAGAACCATCGAAACCATCAGTAGCTTCGAAGCCACCGCCATCATAATCTCTTTCATTCTTCTCAATGATTTGGATACCATTAAGGAATAGACTTAGTGAGTTATCTCTACTAATTACAATAGGAAACAACTTAAGTTTAACCTTATCCCCATTAAAGGGTAGGGCTGTTGTGGTATTAGCATTAGCATCTACACAAGGGAATGTTTTTACATTCTTCTTTACATAGAGTTTAGTCTTAGCTTTAAGGGTCATACCTTCTTCTACTTCTTTCATACCGTTTATCTTATCACAACCTAATTCTCGTTGAAGATCCTCAAGCTTCTGCTCTAGTTCTTTATCCAAGATGATAGTGATATTATGATTCGAAGCATCAGCACCAAACTTATCGTCTGGTTTATGTAAGTGTGACCACTTTACTTCTACGGTTTCTGTTACAAATGATTCAGTCTTGTTCTTCATTAGTTTCTCCTTCTTCTTCCATTGGCTTTGTACCTTCGGTTATAATAGTAGTAATCGTTTGATTAATACCATTAGAAATCTCTGTCAAAGCCTGACTTATATTACCCAGAAATGACAATACTACTTCCGTCTTAATTCCAGGTGGCAATTGAACATCTTGTTCTTCCATATTCTCAGTTACTACTTGTTCTTCTACACTTTCCATTAACTATTCTCCTTGTCCATTACCTCTAAGTAAGGGACTCCATCAATAACTACTCCAGCGGAGCAGATAACTTTCTTCACATGATTCTTAGCGTAGTTCATTGCTAGGTGATTAACGTCTACACCACAGCCTACGTTCATGCCGAAGATTCTAAAATTGTCCTGTCCCTCAAACCAATTCACGTTGGCTATACTATGAGTATGTCCCGATACTGCGGAACAGGCACGACTTTTGGCTAAATTAAACGCAGGGTATTGGGAAGATAACCCAGTACCATGTGTATATAATACACCATCAATCATATGTGTGTACTCCCAATCCCAGTTGGGTGTACCATACACTTCATTATATTCTTTAAGATACATAGAAGGGATTCCTGAATCAGACGCAAGCCTATGTACTCTTTCGTCGTGATTACCAATGCATACCTTTGCATTAGGAAACGCCTTGTGCCAGATCTTCATTGCTTCTTGAGTTTGTTTATACTCCTCAATAGCTGCCTGAGCTTCAGGGTGTTTCTTATGAAAAGAGATAGCATTATGGTCAATGATATCACCAATAAATACTGTCTCATTTGTTTTATATTTCCTTCTCACCTTCCTTATAAAAGAAAGATATTGAGGGTGAACAGCAGGTAAATGCAGGTCACCAATTACTAATACTCTACTCACTTTACATGTCTCCGCTTGAACGCTTGTTTCCATTGAACAGATACAGAGGGTAAATCCATCCTCTTACTAGTTTCTTCCAAGGGATACGCTTCCTTGAACTGTCCTTTGTTATCCATTTTATGTACCCACTTAATTTTATAGCTCTCAGTAGGCTCGTAAAGATCAATCTCTCCTCGTATATGAGCCCTTTGAAGTTCATTAAGAGTATCATAATCCTTACCACGGCAGTCAAACCTACGTCCATTAAGTTGACTACCTGGATTCTTCTTATACCATTCTTCTAACACTGATTCTTCTCCTTATATTCTCTTGTTGAGTTAATAGGATCCTGTATCCTAGCAGCAGATACCATGTCATTCTCTTTAAGTATGACACAATCAATACTCGTATACCCAAGCTGCTCAGCCACATGATATCTATTGTTGCCTGTAAAGACAGCCATCTGTACATCCTTTGACTCCCAGTCAATGGGATGTCGATACAACCACATAGCAAAGTTCCCTTCCCAACGGTCAGTTAATTCTTTAGTTATAGGTATGACAACCACAGGATTAATCATACCTTTCTCTTTAATATCATTCTTTAATGGATCAAAGAAGTCCTCTCCTTCGACTCCATACTTTTCATTCTTTGTTTTCTCAACCAGAGGAAAGAAAGTCCACAGATCTTTAAGATCTAGTTGAACAACCTTTAGGTCATTCCACACCTCATACTCACTGTAGAGATTTCCTTCTTCTTTTGGTAGGATTCTTCTTCTTAAGAACATTAAGTTTCCTCCGGTATAAATACATTGATCTCTAATCCTGATAGAGGAGACAATCGGTTATCATGAAACGTCTCGGCAAGGTTGTTTAGAAATATCTTAGACAACGCCCTGCTTGGAAACGAAAAGGATAACACCTTCTCTCCTTGTAGATTCTTAACCAATTCTGTAGTATATTCTATAGCGTTTTCCATATCATGTTCACTATCTATCATTAACATAGTCATTCCTTTTCCCCCTTAGTTAAACACTCCATAGATATAATCATACCTAAAGGAATGTTATGCACAGTACCAGTCATATTATTACAGACGGTATCTGTTATTGAAATATAATCTTCTGACTCAAGTAACACGTAGCCGATTTGTTCTACTATAGGTAGTTTTGTATGGCAATACTCATATGCTTCTTCTGCGGATACCCACTCAGGACCTCCTTGAGATAGAGCATCCCTCCATACTATCCTTCTCATATCAGGTGAATAAATAATCCGACTCAAGAACTCCTCTGATATCGAGTCCCCCTCTGGTTGGCAGCTTTGGCAACTGCAACCCGAGGTCTGTTTCGACATCCTCGCAGAACTTCTCGAGCAAGTTTTCCTTGTGCATTTCATAAAATTCTTCTCTAATAAACTCTCTTAACATTCCCATGTCTGGAGCAGGACACCCAAAGGAATCGTGCACCATTGAGAACTGATATAACCCATTAGTTAGGGCTCTATATAAAGTACAAAACATATGACTAGCATCTAAACTATGAATCCAATTAGGAGATATAGCTTGCTCTACTGCCTTAGGGTCTATGTCTGTACTACTATGAGAAGCAAAGATTAATTCCTTACGATTAAACAAGGTAGCAAAGCTTCTTCTTTTGGTAGGTTTCTGATAAGCATGGACAACAGTAAACCCTGAGGGTACCGTGTATTTTATATGCTCGTTAAGGTTACTGACGATGTTGGCTACCTTCTTAAGATAAGCCTTACCTGCATTGGGCAACTCTAGAGATTCCTCTAGCCCTGCCTTAATTGCACGGGATAGTTCTGTTATCCCCCCACCCTGTCTATCCTTATCTAGCCAATCAAGATGCCCCTCTATCTTCACATACTTTTGTATACCATAGAAAGTAAGACCGTATGCATCACACATTGTAGATCTCTTAGTAACATCTCTATTTATATTACCATCCCAGTGGTCTAACATCTCTCCTAATATAGGTAGATCATCTTTATTTAATTCACAATACTTAGTAACCCTATTAGCGATGTGCCCATATAAATCTTTTGGTATATCATTAGGTGATACATTGGTTAAAGACCCTATCACCTCATCTCTCATGACTGCTGACCAATGTTGTGAGCCATTACATGCTCCATCTAATTGGACACCAACCTGTGTCATACCATCTGTACGACAGAGATCAAAGATAGCCGCAAGTCTTTGGAACGAGGGATTCTTTTTCTTCTTATCGCTTACCCATTCCTTATTATCATAGGGGTTATCATTAATTCTTTGTAGCATCTCCATATTATCCTCAGTCCACTTGACCCTATCATCTAAAGATACTTTATCTTGGTCAAATAGATTAGCAACATGGATCTTTGACCACCGTAATCCTTCTTCTGTTTGTACCCTTGGTTCTGCAAACATGATGAGACTCTTATCGAAGTCAGACCCTTGACATGACAGTAATTCACACGTACTGTATGCCCTACCTCTAAAGTCTAGGGTATAAGGCATGTACCAGAAGTCATGCTTCGCCATATCCTTAGCTAACATAAGCCTAATAAGTAGTCTGCATCTCTTCTGTTCTCCTTTGAACCATTCAGCCCACTCTTGTTCTCTCCGTACACACCACTTAGCCTTCTCTTCTTTAGTACCCTTACTCGGATACTCTTCATTAAAATCAAAAGAGTCGGACGAGTATGCGGGTAGGTTGGCTAACTGGGTGTTGTTATAGAACAGAGTCTCCATAACTTCCAAGACCTTAGTGTTAACTGCCCACTCGGTATTCATCATAGCATTCAGACCATCTAACACTAACTGACTAGGCTTAGACCATTGTTGTTTATGGCGGAAGCCAGTAAAGTAATCCGAAGAATACTTCTGTACCACTTCCTTCCGTATCCAATGGTTGTAGTAGCCCCCACTACGTTCTATAGTGTGATCTACTGGTGGTACAATCATAGGTCTATATAGTAATACCGTAGTCTCTAATAACTTATGCTTATTATGGAGATCTTTTAGTATCTCAGGATTTAATGTAATGAATAACTTTTGTTTCCATATCTTACCCATTAAATGCCTCTGATTTATAGACTGTAAGATGTCTGAAGCCTCTGCTATCCTTATCATATGATGTCCAAAGTCTTGTCGTCTCTTTAAGGTAAAGAACTTCATGTTCCCTACCTTCTTAGCAAACGCATTACATCTCTTTGGTGTCCAGTTCTTAATAAACTTAGACTGTCTTCTCCAATCATCCTTAAACTCTTCCTTGGATTGTTGGTACGCCACTATGTTTAAGACCTCTGTTGATATAACATTGGCTAATCTCTGTGCAGTGGGCAAAGGATATGCTGAGTTCATGTATCCTATGAACTCTTCTTCGAACATTGATGACCTCAGCCACTCCCTTAAGAAACATCTGATAGTTAAATCAGCCATCTTAGAAGCACCTATGGATAACAGGGGAATCACCCATTCAGGTGTCCTGAGTCCACTACACATTTTATCTATCCACTCTTGATAGAATGGGGTAAGATGTATTACAACAGAATCTAACAACTGTTGCTCTGGTATCCCCTCATCCGGAGCACGTTCGTACTCTCTCCAGTATTTAGTGATACCACTAGACATCATGCCCTCTTCTAGGACATTCTGCTCTAGTATTCTTTTCTGCTGTTCTTCGGGTGTTAACCTATTCCAAAGCATACGCGGTCTCCTAAGTTAAAGTGATAAGTAGTATACTACTATACCCGTTTCTAGGGTAGTTAACAGTATTCTAACGCTCTCTTCATAACAGTGATAGAATTAGATGCGTTCTTACCAAACAGGTTGTTATCAACCCTAGAATCAGAGCTAGTCTTACGACCCTTCTTGCTTTCATTAAACTGCAGGTAATTAGTTACAGCGTTCGCTGCAATCCAAGCATTAGGTCTATTAACATTCAACTCTTGCATCTCATTATCAAATGTAGTACTCCATGTACTAATAGACGCTACTGCTCTCTTGTAAATCTTCTCATCCTCATCAGACTTAAAGTTACTAGGTAAGACAACAGTTTCTTTATTCAAATCTTGGTATACATCTAACCAGAATCTTTGGATTTGTTCTTTATCCCAATCAGTAGCCACTAGTCGGCTAACATTATCCTTAAAGAATCTTCCTGTTTCTCTAAAGAAACTCAATGCTTCTGTTGCCTGAGATAGTTTATCTTGCATATCTCCTTGGTGTGTAAACCTAAACATATTCTTTGATCCATTAGCCATAGCCATATGTAAGGTGTTAGCACAGACAACCCGTATGCTAGTAGGCAATCCAGATAGAGTCATTGAACCATCGTGTCCGTTACACAATAACATATACTGGTCAACCATATCATTTGATTGAGCCATGAATGAATCACACTTAACTAAACAATAGATTCTTCCACCATTCCTTAGTGAACCAAACGATTCAACTACGGTATCCTCTCCGCCCAAACTGTAAGCCAACTCTGCCAACTCAGCATTCTGTACTACATTATAACTAGGACTAACCCAGCCAACAACATCTCCAGTATCTTGGCGGATGTTAGCAACCTTCTTACTTGTATACGTAACATCTACTAAACCCTCAGCAGTCTTATAGGTACAGCCGATCTCACTACTAGGTACTACATTCCAATCAAGGTGTGCTTCACGCAACGCCTGTCTAGGATTGCAATCCTCATTTACTACGACACCTAAACCGTGCCACGCTTTTTCTTTTCGATACATTGCTGTATCATTTTCAAACATTTCTGAACTCATTTGTTCTCCTTAATTTTTTCTATCATTTTTCTAACTTCTATCTTTTCATCCTCAGTAAGATTACCCAAGGCTAAGTCCCACCTTAAATCATACTCTTCCTTAGAGATATCACTAGTTCTCCTAGTGTCTCCTTTACCCGCTTGGTTATTTTTGTTATGATTAAATGGTGTCCATTTATCCTTATTAGTTTTCCACCTACCAGAAGATACGCCATCTCCCTTGTTTTTATTCAAATGTCTTTGCATATCTCTATTGATTTCTGCTTCTTCCATATTTTTTCCTTAACATATAGCTGTCAATAACGCAGCCTTTCCAAATATAACATAAAGTCTATTCCAATATAACATTCTCATACTTCATTTACCTCATAGGTTGCTTCGAAGCAACCATATCCACGATGATCGTATTCAATGTGTGATAGTTCTGCCATCCAATCACATTCATACTCTCCATAATCATCGTCTTGTCTGTAACATCCTTGTACTCTTGTAAATATCACACTCTCAATATCTACAGGATATTTCACCACAATTTCTTGAGTTGTTAAGGATAATCTTAGATCTTTATCAGTATATTTTCCATCGCCCCACTCATAGTACCCTATACCCTGATCTTCTACCTGAAACTCACACTCTGTCTCTACTATATCACGGATATCATCTTCATCTACGTATTGTATGTCTATCATCCTTCACTCCTCTCAGACTTATTAAGGTTAGAACCGTACTGCTCCGCCATAGCACGTTCCTTACCTTCACGTCCCTCACCAGACTCAAGGTAACAATCTACTGGGAACGAAGGTACGTCTAGTATTACCTTAAGATTAGATAACTGCTTCGTTACTGCCTTGTCTACAAGAGTATCTATCTTCTCATTCACATGCCGAAGAATCACACCTTCGAGTTCCTTTTGGATTGTCTCGAACTGTTTAGTTATCTCGGCATCGGATGCCAAGCGTACTATCTCCTCTATCTCCTGCTCCATCTCACTAATTACTTCACTGGTGTCTACATCTACTGATATATACATTACTTATATTCCTTTACTTGGTAGGGTGTATCACCCTTTTTCCTCATTGAGTTAAAGTCATCAGCATCTTGCTGTGCTTGTCGTTTGAATTGGTAAATACTAGGCTTACCATCTTCTTCGATCCACCACTTACCATCAATTATGATGCCCCATTGCTTTGGTTTATCCTTCTTCATTTTCCCATCTCCATCAATATAGCAGAGAGTGTACCTATATTAGCATTCACCATCTCTATATGGTATCGTTCGCCCCATACTTCACCACCATGAAAGCATCGGATGCAATCATGGATAGCATTCTTAAGTCTACGATCCCGCATGTCTGCAGGTTTTGACATCAGTAACTCTAGTGCTGTGTCTATTATGTGTAAGTCTTGGCTTGTCATGTCTTTCTCTCCTTAAATACATCATCACAAATCTCTCGGAATTGTTCTGATACCCACTGCCAGTCCAAATCATTGAACCGACCAGCAATCTCAGCCCACTCATCATCAGTAACCTGTAAGTCAGGTGTTTCTGGATCATCAGTATAATCATTGATAGCCCAGTTAGCCTCATCACGTCCAAACCATATAACAGCAAGTTCGTTATGGGGGTTCTCCTTCAAGAACTTTACCATCTGATCATACATCCAGTTGTTTGTAGTCATCTTCAATCTCCTTTTCCATTTCCTCATCGCATTCGGTACAGTAATAATCATCGTCAAGGCGAACCATGAAATCAACCGACTCCATCTCTCCGCACCTGTCGCATAGTTTATGTATCATCTTCAACAATCTCCCAATGCTGGAGAACCACATCAAGTGCTTCTTGCTCTGCTTCTTCAAATGTTTCTGCATCTATTGTAAACTCCATCACAGATGGGTCAATAATTATTTTATAAATCATCATCCAGTTCCTTGTACTTGCATCATAGTATTAAGTTTTCTTTCGATCTCTTGTAGTTGAGTACTAAACTCACGGTTCAGTATACCCCTAGCATACATATCAAGAGCCTCACGTAGTATGATTAGTTCTTCAATCGTTAGCATCCTTTGCCTCCTGTTCACGTTTCAGTAGCCATTGTATATCAGCCCGTTCATTCTCTATTAGTTCAACGTCTTGATGATCATCTAGTTCATCGTACCTATACTCTTGGTCTTGCCATCCAGTATAGTCTATGTCATAGGGCACAGTGGTATCGTCAAGATACTTCTCTAATGCGTCTTCAGGTGAGTCAGCCTCATAGATATGCATACCTGATTCCCATATGGTACTTGTTATAGTAACAGGTACACCATAGAACTTTCTATCACTCTTAATTATTTCCTCAGGGATTACATTCCCATTCATATCATGTCGCATTGGATTCTCCTAGTCTGTTGATCCAGTATTTCTTTTCGTCAGCATGTGTCCATATGTGTCCAGCAACTCGTATTTCCCAGTACTCGTCATCTTCGGGTGGTATCCAGTAGTTAGGTGTACCATAAGCATTACCCCAAGGGTCATCAGGTGGCTCGACTTCATCAAGTGATGTCTCACCTTCACAGGTACAACACCAATCCATACTAAAGTCTTCCACACAATCCACAAACGCTAAGTCATTGTTAGGATCGAACCAAGCAGATGCCATAGATTGTACATCACTGCTACCACACTCACTACATACCCACTGTGGTTTATAGTTACTGTAAGGGTTCATTGGATTCTGATTATTCATCTTCATCTCCTATAAAAGTTATAGTTACCTTCGCTACCCTTCCCCCAGAGTATTCGATATCAACAGGGTAACAGCCATCTCCATAGCCACTATTGATAAGCATACCTATACCCTCACCTAAGGGTGTTTGTACTGTCGCAT